GGTGGCAGATCGGGACGGGGGTGCTGCCGGCGGGGACGGACCTGACGGCGCGCACCGCGCTGGCGGAGCCGCTGAAGGATCTGCCCATCGCCCGGGTGACCAACTCGGGCAGCCAGAGCCTGGTGCTGGGGCAGTTCGTCAACACCGGGATGGACGCCTTTGTCTGGGAGGAGCTGGGCCTGCTGGCTCAGGACCCGGACGAGGGGGAGATCCTGATGGGCTACGGCTGCGCCTTTGGGGCCGGGGAGGCCATCCAGGCGGGGGAGGACCAGCTGCGGGAGTTCGTCTTCGGCTGTCAGCTGATCTTCTCCGGAGAGACCGCCGTGACGGCGGAGATCGACCGGACGCTGGTGTTCGCCACCCTGAAGGACCTGGAGAACTACTACACGAAGGGGGAGACCCTGAGCCCGGAGACCCGTGTACTGTTAGGGGATGTAAACACCCCTGACGAGGCGTTCCTGGCGCTGTACGGGATGGCGGGGTCCATCGTGGAGATGCCGCCGGCGGTGGAGCCGGAGGACCGGAGGGACGGGACATACTACCTGGACCGGAAGGTCAGCTATAACAGGGGGGTGAGCTGATGGCATATTATCGTTGGAAAAAGTCTCACATTGAATATGCAGCTGCATCAACGGAAATATCAGGAGCAGTACGGGAAAGTGGAAACTATGACCCATCTAAGTCCCCTTGTGGGTATGTTTGGCATTCGGATAGCATCACTGTGACGGCTGATAAAATCACATTAAACAACCCAGCTCGGACCAACCTTAGTGCGAACGTATATGGGACCGTGGTAGGCGGCTATTGTATGTGTACGCCCCTCAGCGTTACTACGGCGCCTAGTTTTGATTATGTGTACAAATCATCCGGGGGAGATGAACAGACTTTCTTCCGTGGTGAGTATGGATTCGCACAGGTTCAAAGATCGACTTTTGGTAATCCCTCAACTCTTTATAAAGTTACGCCATCTGGTGCAACACAGGGCTCTTTCATTGAATACATCTACTCCGAGAGCCCCAGCGCCTACCCCCAAGACGGGGTCAGCGGGAACTACTGGTACTCGGACCGGACGGCCATCACCGTCAGCCCGCCGTCCAGCATCAGCGTCTCACCCAACCCGCCCAAGGGGGGCAGCAATGTATCCGTGAGCTGGGGAGCGGCCTCTTCCGGCGGCGGGTCCATCTCCAACTACGAGCTGAGCAAGCGGCTGGACGGCGGCAGCTGGACGGTGGTGGGCACCTACAGCAGCAGGCCCAGCGCCGCCTCAGTCTCAGTACCCGCTGGGACGGAGACCATCGCATTCCGGGTGCGGGCCAAGGACGAGAACGGCTATTGGTCCGATTACAAGACCAGCGGCGCCTACACGGTGAAAAACAACGCCGCCCCCGGCGCCCCGGGGAGCATCACCGTGCCGGAGACCGTCTACGGCGGCAAGGAGACGGAGATCTCCTGGGCGGCCGCCAGCGACCCGGACGGCAATCTGTCCGGCTACATCCTGGAGCGCCAGACCGACGGCGGCAGCTGGTCCCAGCGATACAAGGGGGCCGGCCTGTCCTATGCCGACACCGTGCCCTTCGGCACGGCCTCGGTGTGCTACCGGGTCAAGGCCTACGACGCGGAAAACCTGTCCAGCGGGTACACCACCTCCCCCACCAGGAGCGTGGTCAACGCCCCGGACGTGCCCGTCCTCACTGCGCCGGAGCTGGCCATGGAGGGGCAGACCGTCCCCGTGAGCTGGACGGCCGCCACCCACGCCGCCGGCTACACGCTGGAGCGCAAGGCCAGCACGGACGCAGACTGGACCCAGGTGTACTCCGGGCAGGCCCTGAGCTCCAGCGAGACCGCCGGGGCCTGGACCGCGGTGCAGTACCGGGTCAAGGCCACGGGGGAGGAGGCGGATTCCGCCTGGGCGACATCTGGGGAGATCCCGGTGGTGTCGGCCTCGGCCCTGGTGATCTCCGGCCAGGACGGGGACCTGGGGACGCTGGTCAACGACGTGCCCTACTCCGTGAGCTCGGACACGGGGAACCAGATCTCCCTGGAGCTGCGGGTCAACGGAGCTCTGTGGACCGCCCTGGAGGTGTCCAGCGGCTATGCCCAGAGCATCCCGGTCATCGACCTGCCCACCGGTGCGGGGACCATTGACATCCTGGCCACGGTGCAGGCCTCCACGGGGGCTGTCAGCGCCGCCCGGGCCTGGACCTATACCAAGACACCGGTCACCACCTCCGCGGGTCCCTGCGACGTGGTGGAGTGGCAGGACGCCACCGGCGCGGTCAAGTTCCCCGTCACCCTGGCAGAGGCGGTGCGCATCCCGGGAGGGAAGACACTGGATCAGGTGACCCAGCTCCCCGCCCAGATCTGCACCGGCAGCTATGTGGGGACGGGGACTTATGGGAAGGATGACCCAAATACCATAACACTTCCGTTTAATGCGGAAATTATTTGGATTGGTTACGCTTTTAATAGCACAAACGCCCAAACCTCAGCTCAGCGTGGTGCGTTTTCGTTTATGAGGGGAAGTTCTCACGGTCTGAGTTATATTGCAAATCAATCTTCTATGTCAGCAATTAAAATTTCTTTTGAGGAAAACACATGCTCCTGGTTTGCTAATACCGCCATAGACCAATTAAATCTTGCTGATACTACTTATCGTTATGTTGCGCTTGGTGCATTTATGGATGGTGATGATGAATGAAATTTGTAAACGAAATACCAAATCCGTCTGGTGCATATCAGGGCCCTCATAAAGCTCCCTTCCCCGGCTGCCTGCCCCTGACGGACAGCCAGGCGGAGACGCTGGTGGCCTACAACGGCTTTGTCACCATCACCCGGGAGCCCGACCCGGAGATCGAGGGCTCCAGCGTGACGGTGACCCCGGACCTGGAGGCGTGGGAGGCATGGAAGGCCGCCCAGCCCCCGGAGCCCGAGCCGGAGCCGGCCATGGCGGAGGTGATTTCCCTGGCCCGCATGACCGCCCAGGCCCTTCCGGACGCCCAGGCCCTCCAGGTGCCCTCCCTCTATCCGCTGTGGGCGGCGGGCACGTCATACGGCGGCACGGGGGAGGCCTTGATCGTGCGGCGGCCCAACGGCTATCTGTACCGCTGTCGGGAACCGCACACCGCCCAGGCAGGATGGGAGCCAGAGACCACCGCGGCCTTGTGGGCGGCCATCCAGGGCAGCCAGGCGGGCACCCCGGAGGACCCCATCCCTGCCGCACGTGGGATGGAGTACCAGTACGGCCTGTACTATCTGGACCCGGAGGACAGCCAGATCTATCTCTGCCGGCGCACCGGGGAGGAGGAGGGCGGCAAAGTCGTCCTGCAATACCTCCCACACGAGCTGGTGGGGCAGTATTTTGAGGTGGTGGAGTAGTCAGACCACCTCCCACGCCTGTGCATACTCCTCCGGGGAGTAGTTGGTATCGCTTTTACAGCGGTATGTCTGGCCGTCCGTGTAGATCATGTACTCTCCGGCCCGGTACATATCGTGGGCGCCCATCACCGGCACGAAGGGCCGTGCAGTCTCTGGGGACTTGCCGTGGAGGGGCCTCCAGAACGTGAACCACGCCGGATCACCGGGCACGATGCCTGGGGTGATCTCAGGGTCGTGGGCCTGGAAACACTCCCAGGTCTGGCCGTTGGCGTTGCGGATGTCCCCCACCCCATAGGCCATCTCCGTCCACTCCTGGTAGAGCCCAGAGGCCCGCAGGCGCTGGTCGTCGGTGGTGATGGTCCGGCCGTTGGCACTCATGGCTCCGCAGTAGATAGCGGAGGCCAGTGCCCTGTAATATCGATCATCCATTGCTCAGATCCCCCTCATACAGACGTAATCCCTCCTGGACGGCGGCCTCGATCCCGGCCACCCGCTCGTCCAGGGTGGGCTCCGGCTCGGGCTCCGGGGGCTGGGCGGCCGTCCAGGCCTCCCACGCCTCCAGGTCCGGGGTCACCGTCACGCTGGAGCCCTCGATCTCCGGGTCGGGCTCCCGGGTGATGGTGACAAAGCCGTTGTAGGCCACCAGCGTCTCCGCCTGGCCGTCGGTCAGCGGCAGACAGCCGGGGAAGGGGACGGACCGGGGACCTTGGTAGGCCCCGCTGGAGTTGGGGGCTGCTTTTACAAACTTCATTCTGTCTCCTCCTTTATATCTCCGATAACTACATAATGATATGTGATTCCAGTCGCGTTGGCTTGCAAACCCGCGCTTTCGGCATAGACGCTAAATGTAGTCCCATTCAAAGCACAATGTACTTTGTTGTCAGTTGGATTTTGCCCTATCCACATGATTCTACATGAGTTAACTTCGGACTCGTAAAGGATTATGACCAGCCTTGGAATGAACGGGGCATCAATTATTGTGGGGTCATCCACCCCATAAGTCCCCGTCCCCACATAGCTGCCGGTGCAGATCTGGGCGGGGAACTGGATCACCTGATCCAGCGTCATCCCTCCCGGGATGCGCACCGCCTCCGCCAGGGTGACGGGGAACTTGACCGCGCCGGTGGCGTCCTGCCACTCCACCACGTCGCAGGGGCCCGCGGAGGTGGTGACCGGTGTCTTGGTATAGGTCCAGGCCCGGGCGGCGCTGACAGCCCCCGTGGAGGCCTGCACCGTGGCCAGGATGTCAATGGTCCCCGCGCCGGTGGGCAGGTCGATGACCGGGATGCTCTGGGCGTAGCCGCTGGACACCTCCAGGGCGGTCCACAGGGCCCCGTTGACCCGCAGCTCCAGGGAGATCTGGTTCCCCGTGTCCGAGCTCACGGAGTAGGGCACGTCGTTGACCAGCGTCCCCAGGTCCCCGTCCTGGCCGGAGATCACCAGGGCCGAGGCCGACACCACCGGAATCTCCCCAGAAGTCGCCCAGGCGGAATCCGCCTTCTCCCCCGTGGCCTTGACCCGGTACTGCACCCAGCTCCAGGCCCCGGCGGTCTCGCTGGAGCTCAGGGCCTGCCCGGAGTACACCTGGGTCCAGTCCTCGTCCGTGTCGGCCTTGCGCTGGAGGATGTAGCCGGTGGCATTGATGCTGGCCGTCCAGCTCACGGGGACGGTCTGCCCCTCCATGGCCAGAGAGGGGGTAGTCAAAGCAGGGGCTGGTGGCGCATAAATCACAACCGTCTCGTTGCTGTACTGCTTCTGGCCGCGCACTTCATACCCGTATATGTCGGTCTGCCCCACCGCAAACCGGGCCGTGTCACCGTCCCAGGAACTTAGGACCATAATTTCTGCCTGATTGGAAGAACGGTCGTATATATTCTGGAGGACGAGTACACTGCTCCGGTTGTCTTTGTATATCGTGTACTTGTTAAAAATATTGTCGGGGTCGCCTCCGTTGATGGTCCACGTCAGCGTGAACGGAACGTCTGCCCTTACAGAACTGGGAGCGGTCACATTGGTCGGCGGAGACAGCGGCGTATAAAATGGGGAGGCCGTCTTCTCTGTCCAGGGGCCAGGATCTCCTGCGCTGTTTACCGCACGTAGCCGGAAGGTGACTGAACCTTCGTCAATATTTTCTTCCCTTGCATAGCACCACGCAGCAGTACTTGTCGTTTCGTAATATTCACCCGAGCCCTGACACGCCACCCATGTTCCATCCGGTCGCTTTCGCTGAACTTGATATTTCGCGGCCCCGGACACCGACTTCCAGCGCAGATAGATTCCGGAGCCGGTAACGGCAGGCCACTTTGCAGGAAAATTATTAAAAGTGGGAGCACTCAAAGCCACACCTACACCCCCCTGTTATAGCTGACCTTCCGGTCCAGGTAGTATGTCCCGTCCCTCCGGTCCTCCGGCTTCACCGCCGGCGGCATCTCCACGATGGACCCCGCCATCCCGTACAGCGCCAGGAACGCCTCGTCAGGGGTGTTTACAGGCCCTTGCACGTAACAAAAACCCGGAGCCGTCAAGGACTCCGGGCCGTGAGTGGTAGACGCTGGTAGACCGTTCTGCTGCTACATTGGGGGCGAGTCGATGGGATTCAGCATTTTCTGCCGCCTTTGATGGTAGACATTTGGTAGACAAGTTCCCCGGGAGATCGAGAGGAGGAGATCCCTTGATGACATAAGATAAAAATCCATCAAGAAAAGCAAAGTTTGTCGAAAGGAGGCGTTGCCTAAATGGATGCGATAATACAGACGCTGTTGGCCTGTGTCGGCTCTTCTGGGCTCACGGCCATCATCCTGGCACTGCTCCAGCGGAGATGGTCCAAGGCGGACAAGCGTGACGCGGTGGTGGCTGGCCTGAAGGTGCTGACGGTGGACAGAGTGCGCTATCTGGGAAAATGCTACATTGCGGACGGGAAAATCACCCTGGAGGATAAGGAGAACCTGCAAGACATGTACCGGGCATACAAGGACCTGGGCGGGAACGGGCACCTGGAGACCGTTATGGCTGAGGTGAATCATTTGCCCATTACGGGGCAGGTGGATGCATGAGCAGCACTGTGATCCTGGCCGCGGCGGCGGCCTTCGCACTGGGGTGCGTGTTCTGTCTGGGGCTGTGGTGGCTGTCCACCCACCGGTCCAGAAGGGGGATCATGGAGACAATGAAAGCCGCCGTCTGGCTGTGCCTGTGCAATGGCTGCGCCTGGGTGTGGTGCTCCTATCTGCTGGCCTATCTGGGCCGTGAGCAAATCGCAGAACAGCTATCCGGGAAAGCTGTCACTGAGATCATTGCCGTGATCCTGGCTTACGCCATCAAATCCCTGGTGGAGAACCTGAGCAAACATAACAACTGGCCGGATAGATCCGGCAAAAAGGAGGAAACGACCCATGAATGAACTGACCAACTATCTGCCCATGCTGCTGGCCCTGGTGCTGGCGCTGACCCTGGTGACCAACATCATCGTACAGGTGCTCAAGAGCCTGCTGTACGATATGCTCCCCACCAACCTGCTGGCCTTCCTGGTGGCCGCAGTGGTAACGGTAGGGGCGGGCTTCGGCCTGTGGTCCTATTACCGCTTTGCCATCACCGGCTGGATGATCGTGGCGCTGATCGCCCTCATCTTCCTGGTGGCCTTCTCTGCGATGTTCGGTTATGACAAACTGGTGCAGCTGATGGAGCAGGCGGGGTGGATCAAGGCACAGAAGTGAGGAGGCGCACTATGGCAACCGCTGAAAAGATATTGGAGATCGCCCGGTCGCAGATCGGGACCAGAGAATCCCCGGCCAACAGTGACAACGTGAAGTATAACACCGTCTACTATGGGCGGGAGGTGTCCGGAAAATACCCCTGGTGCGCCGTGTTCGTCTGGTGGGTGTTCCGGGAGGCCGGGGCTCCCGAGTTGTACTACGGCGGCGGAGAGACCGCCTACTGTCCCACGCTGATGTCCTTCCACAAGAAGCAGGCGGTAACTGACTACCGGCCGGGAGACATCGTGTTCTTCAACTTCTCCGGCAAGAGCTCCGCCGGTCATGTTGGCATCTGTGAGAGCTGGGATGGGACCTACATCACCACCATTGACGGCAACACCGGCGGTGCCAGCGAGGACAACGGCGGGGCGGTGATGCGCCGCAGGCGGCATAAGAAATACATCGTGGGGGCATATCGCCCAGACTATGAGGAGGAAGAGAGCGTGACCTACGAGCAGTGGCTGGAGTACCTGGAGAGATACCGCAGGGAGGCGGCCGCCAAGAAGGCGTCCATGCCGGAGCTGTTGGAGGAGGCTGTGGAACTGGGCCTGACGGACGGCAGCCGCCCCCAGGACCTTATGACCCGGGAGGAGGGCGCGATCATGGCCCGGGCAGCGGCGAAGGCCAGATAGACAGAAGAAAATTTGTTTATAAAGCGCTATATCTTCATCGGAAGATATGGCGCTTTATATATTATGAAAATCCCAGGGATCAAGCGACTTTGCGGGGATCAGAAGGGCTTTAGATCCAGCTGGATGTCAAAATCATTGGGCTTTGTCTTTTTGGCTTTGGAGTACCACACCTGATCGATTACGGATTTGAGGAGTGCGTTGCGCTGGGCATTGTCGCTGCTCCCGTAGGCATCCAGGACGGCTCTGATCCGCTGAGCCAGGGCCTGGGGGTCAGCCGTTTTGGCGTGGTCGATGGTGCGGCGGGTCTCCGCCTCCTTGCGCTCCAGAGCAGCGATCTTCCCCTTGACCGCCTCCATCCGCTCCCGGAAGGTGGGGATGTCATACTCCCCCAGTTCCAGCAGCTCATAGAGACGGTTTTTCTGGCGGTTGGCGCCGGCCAGCTCCTTCTGGACGGCCAGCAGGGAGAGCTCCAGGGGGGAGGTATCCTGCACACCGGAGGCGGGCTTGCGCACGGAAAGCTGATCCAGCGAATCCTGGAGGGAGTCCAGGACCCGCTTTTCCACCAGCTCGAATTTTGTGCTGGCACAGCAGCCGGGGCGGGTGCAGAGCAGATAGGGGTACCGCTTCATGACCATGCGCTGCATGTTCATGCCGCAGTTGGCGCACTTGACCAGTCCGGCCAGCGGGCTCTTTACTGTGCCATCCCGCTTGGAGGGGATGTAGCGGCCCGCCATGATCGCCTGGACCCGGTCAAACAGCTCCCGGTCCACGATGGCGGGATGCAGGCCGTCGGTGATGGTCCACTTCTCCGGGGGCTGGTAGATGGTGATATGCTTGGGATTTCCGCGGGCTCCCTTTCGGATGTGCTTCTTCTGGTCCCACACGATCTTGCCGATGTAGGTGGGGTTTCGGAGGATCATATTGACGCTGCTGCGGTTAAATTCGGCGGAGCGGTGGGGTTTGGCGCCCAGCGCGTTGACCTGGCGGGCCACGGAGGTGCAGCCGAACCCCTGGGCGTAGAGGCTGAACATCATCTGGACGAATCTCGCCTCCGGCTCGTAGATCTCCAGGGTGGGCTTGCGGTCGACGACCGTTTTTCGGTAGCCATAGGGGGCGTTGGCCACGTAGCACCCCGCCTGGATAGACTGGCGCAGGCCGCGCTGGAGCCGCTTGTTGATGATCTTGTACTCCCGGCGGCTCATAAAGGTCTTCAGCTCGGCGTATTCCTCGTCGATGTCGTCTGACAGGTCATAGACTTTTTCAGGTGTGATGATCAGCGTGTCTGATTCCCGGAAGGTGTCCAGGATGATGCCCTGGTCCTTCATCCGGCCGCGGGAGAGCCGGTCCAGATCCATGCACAGCACGGCGTCATAGCGGCCCTCCTCCACATCCTGGAGGAGCCGGAGCATCTGGGGCCGGGCATAGAGGGATTCTCCGCTGACCACCTCCGGGTAGATCTCAATGAGGTGGATCTGGTGGGCGGCGGCATACTCCACGAGGGCCTTCTGGTGCTTGGACAGGACTTCCTGGGTGTCCATGCCCTCCTCCAGGCGGCTTTTGCGGATATAGGCGGCCGCATCTGTGCCGGCCAGATCCATGACAGTACGGTGATCCATAGCGCCTCCTGTGTCGAAAGAAAACGAATGTTCGAGTGTGGCGGTTTTGAGATGCCGCCCCGGGGTGGGGCGGCAGGGGAACTTTTGACTTTACGGGCAAATCCGTCCACGTGGGCGGATTTGGTCATGCGCGCCGGTACAGGTCCCGGAGCTCTGCCAGGGTGTAGGTCCGTCCGGCCATCCGGCTGAGGATCTGGCAGGCGGTGGGCCAGGAGCAGCCGCAGTCGTCAATGCAGTGGCGGAGCGCGGCGGCCAGGTCTGTTTCGGTCATGGTGAGGACTTCTTTCATAGATAACGATTCAGAACTTCCGACAAGTTATCTTTGTATTGACTTAAATCGTATATATCGGATAGGCTGTATTTAGTCTCTTTTTTATTTTCGTCTGGAATAATTAACGTTTTCTGATTGTCGGTAAGACGAAGTCTACAAATCCATTTTCTGGAGTTTCCTTTATAGAGGATGTTGATATAAGATTCAGTATCCTTATAGGTGATATCATGGATATCTACGATATCAGAGAGCATATTTTTGATAATGAAGAAGCTTTCCAGTTCTTCCTCTGTAGTAACAATCGAGCTGGTTTTTTTCTCGGGTTCAACCGGATCTTGTGGAGCAGGATTATCGTCTGGTGCCTTTTGGTCCGTAACTGAAACACTGCCACCAGTTCCACCCAAAGCAACTTTGATCTTATCATTCATCATTTCACTGATAAGATCATTGAGAGCCTTTTTCAAAATAGGACGAAACTTTTCAATGACATTTTGTGTCTTTGCACCAGAGTAGCATCCTTGAAGGAAAAAGCGAATAAAGTCGTCTGAAGGAGTGTCTAATTGGTTTGTAAAGATGCTCTTAAATTCATGTACATATTTTAGTTCAGAAGCAGTGCTGAAAATAGAATCAATATCAAATACTCCCTTACTGAACTTTTTTAGCTCGGGGACTTGATTTTCACGGATATCTAAAATGTTGATGCTCAAAAAGGGATCATCATCCATTTTGTTGGGGCTGTCCAAATCGGTATAAAAGCGATAGATAAGGCCATTTGTAAGAATTGCAAATTTTGCCGTTGTAGTACCAAAGTAACGAAATAGCTGAGAGTCGTGACGATCCAGATTCTCCTGAATAGATTTGCACTCAATCAGGATAACGGGCTCCCCTTCTTTGATAATGGCATAATCAACTTTTTCCCCTTTTTTGATTCCCACATCTGCTGTAAACTCTGGAACAAACTCTTGTGGATTGAATACGTCGTAGCCGAGCATGGCAAAGAAAGGCATGATGATAGCAGTTTTTGTGGCTTCTTCTGTTTGGATAGAATCTTTCATACTTTCTACTCGCTTAGAAAATTGTTTCAGTTGATCGATAAAGTCCATAATATGCCCTCTTTTCTCTATTTTTTTCTGCTACCTAGCAGTTGCAAGGCTAAACTAAAATGGAAGAATTGCGATAAAATTCCAGAGCATTGTGTAAAAAAAACTCTGTCACGCCAAAATATTCGGCCAGTTCCCAGGGCTCACGATATCCCTGGAGACAGGCTTCTGCCAGCTCGTCCTGCGGGACGAGCTTTTTGTATGCCCATTTGTTGGCCCGGTTCTCATATTTCTGGCGGATATCCCGGGCAGCATAGCGGTTATAAAAGGAGCCGGTCTCGCAGTGGCCCAGCTCGTGGGCCAGCTTGACCTTCTCATCGGCCAGAGTGGGCATCCGCCAGGGGTCCATGGCGATGGCACAGGAGCCGTCCTCCAACGGAAGCGAGAGGGATTCTGCGGTCCCCAGGTCAAACCAATAGATCTCTGTCCCGTGTTCCTCGGCCAGACCGTAAAGATCCAGCAAATCAGTCATGTTTCTCTTTCTCCTCCCGGCGCTTCTGGGCGACAAAGGCGGCAAATCGCTCCACATCGTCCCACATGGCGTCCAGGTCCTCCTGGGTCAGATCCTTCTCGCCACCCCAGAAGGCGGCCTGAAGGTTTTCCCTGAAATTCTGCTTGGCATTGCCTTCTCCACCTAAAACCAGTTCTTTACCAAGCAATTCATCGGTAGTGACCCCAAAAATTTTTGCCAGTTTTACCACTGTCTCGGGGTTTGGAGTTGCTTTGTCAGTCTCCCATCTGGCAACGGCCTGCTGACTTACAAATAATTTGCCTGCGAGTTCTTTTTGACTTAAACCAGCAGCCAACCGATACTTGCGCAGCTGAGTACTAAACACTGATTCCACCCCCTGTTGCTACTAGAGTACAACATAAAATTGTAAATCGCAATAGAGAAAATAAAATTTGCTATTGACAACAAAAAAAAATAGTACTATATTAAACGCACAAAAAAAAGTAGTTAAAACAAAAGGGGAAGTAACTAAT